TCTATTAGAGTGTTTTCAAAATTGGGGGATTCTACCCAAACTAATGAGAAATAAAAAAAGGGACAATAAATTGTCCCTTTTGAGTGTAATACTTTAAGATTTTGATTATCTCAATTCTCTTAAATCGAATGTTCTAACACCATCAACAGTAATTCTTCCGTAAAAACGGTTGTTTACCATCTTTTTTGCGTATCTCGTCATTATACCTTTGATAGGTGTAAAGTTGAACGGATTGTACATTGTTGGAGTTAATTGTAACGGTACATACGGAGCGTAGATGTATCCTGTATCAAGTAACGATGTTCCTTTGTGTCCAATTAACACTTGGTTAGCTGGGAAGTAAGGGTCACGGTATACTTGGTAACGTCCTGCTAATGTTCCAACTCTTTCAATACCCATATTATATTGGTCTTGTTCAGGAGAAGCATTAGATACGTGGAAGTACTCTAAGTCATCAAAGATAGCTGAAACTTCAGAAGAAACAACAATCCAGTTAGCACCACCTCTTAATGTAGATTTGTGGATTTGAGCAGACAATTGGTTAATTGCTGTAATCAACGTTTGGTTCCAATCTTTTTGAGTGTAAGAAGTTGTTAAACCGTTTACTCTTCTCCAACCATTGTAATCCCAACGTAAGTTCCACGCCGCACCTTTACGTAAATCTCTTAAGATTTCACGGTCAATTTCAGCCGCAACTTGTTCAGATAATAAAGCTGTTAATTCAGCTTCAGCATCGATGTTGTGGAAAGCTGCAACGTCTTGAGCTAACTCAGGAGACCATTGTGCTCTTAATTTTCTTTCAGTTACAGAAACTGTTACAGATTGTAAGTCGAAAGAAACCTCACCGATTTTATCTTCAAATTCCATTTCTTTATATCTTCTGTAAACAGCAGTAAAGTCATCAACAGTTAAACCTGTGATTGTTGAACCTGTATATCCGTCTAAAGTATCACCACCACAAGTAGCACATACCGGACAAGATAAATCAACCTCTACGTAAATAGTACCTTCAGCATCACAAACATCGTAGTATGAACCACCGTTACCACCACCTAAGTTTGTTCCTGGGAATGTTGTAGGAGTTTGTGCACCGTATTGAACGATACCTTTACCATATTGTTGAGTTACAACTCTGAACAATAATGAGTTTGGTGTACCAGCATTGTTAGTCACACCAAGACAACCTGCAGTTGCAGTATTTCCTGAGAATGGATTAGTTACGTTAGCGTAAATTCTTAAATCAGATAAGAAAGCCTCAGTATCCATTTCATTACCATCAGGTCCAATTAATTTTCCTGCTCCTGAAGCAGTAAATCCTGAAATACCTAATAATACTTTTCTTGTGTTAGTACCGTTATAACCTGTTGTACCAACAACTAATTGACCATTTGACCAAACAACAACTTTAGTAGTCGCAGTCATAGATGAGAAAGAACCTTTTGAGTAATCGAATAAACCTGCTGGGTCTAAACCTGCCTCATTTCCTTCGTAGAATAAATCATAAAGATTTTTCTTGTAAGCTTGAGCTCCTGTGTATCCAACATTTGTATCATCATTTGTTGGTCCGTTTGGAGAACCGATTGGTGCATAGTGGTCACCACCTGCTTGGTTGTTAATCATATTTTGAGACGCTCCATCTTGGTATCCTTGGATTTTTGGGATGAAGTAAAATAATTTACCGATTGGTAAGTTCATAGCTTGTACAGATACGATATCGTTAGCTAATAATTTAGAGAAAACTCTTCTTACGATTGGAAATACAACAGTTTCGAATGAACCTGATGAACCATCTGAAGTTGCCTCGTTAATTAAGAAAGACGCTTGGTTCTCATATAATTGAGCTACGTTTTCTTTTAAGTGTCCTTTAAGACCTTCTAGGAATCCTAATTTATCCCATTTGTTAATAGTATCTTCTTTAATAACTTTAAGGTGTTTTAACCCAATGTTACCAACAAGACCTGATTCTAATAATGCTCCCATTTTTTTTGGTTTTTATTTATTTTTAGTTTATTTTTATTTTAATTTTGCCATTAAATCTTTCATTCTCAAGAACTGTGGATTCTCATATGTTTTAGACTCAATTAAGTTAACCGCTGAACCTGTAGAAGGTGCTTTAGCGATTTTGTTCTCAAGAGATTCGTTCATAGGTTGAGATTTAGTTCCCGCAGATAATTCATTTTTAAGGGACTGATATAAATTTTTAGATTCTTTAATAGTTTCAACACTATCAAATCTTCTTAAAATGTTAATTTTTTCTTGTTTTGATGTTGAGTGTTCAGTAAACAAACGTGTAGCGTAAGCCAAGTTTGAATTGAATACCGCAACTTCATTTAATTTATTACGGAAAATATTAAGTGCTTTTCTGTACTCTTCATTTTTCTCTCTAAGAATTTGTACTTCTTTGTTAGTAGTACTTTCTTTGATTGCAGTATTAAATGATGAATGAGCTTTTGGTTTTGGTAAACCACCTTTTCTAAAATTAGACCCTGCACCTAAAGTACGTGAAGCCTCTTTTGTTTCCACTTTTTTAACCGGTGCTTTTTTAACTTCTTTGGTTTTACCATCTAAGTTTTCACCCTCTTTGTATTCAAATTTAGCTTTACCTGTACCCATAGTTTTAGGACCTTGTTTCATTTTTGTTTTGAATCCTGTCCCTTGGTTAGGTTTTGCGTCGTATTTGAATTTAGGACTTCCCATTCCAACACCTTTTGGTTTGATTGACATTTTTTTAGCCTCAGTAATAGATTCATCATCCATTTCTTCTTCTAATTCTTCGTCGTCCATTTGGATTTCATAAACGATTTCTTCGTCCATATCATCAAAATCTTCTTCATCTAATTCTTCATCATCAGAACCGAACATTCTTTCAACGATTGACTCAATAGATTCTTCTTCTTCTTCCATTTCGTCATACATTTCGTCTCCTTCGTTCCATTCTTCAGACATTTCACCTTCTTCTTCTTCGCTTTCTCCGACAATCATATATTCTTTACCTGTTTCTTCATCTTTTAGGTGGGTGTTTCCTTTGTCGTCTTTTGTTACAACAATATTATCATCCGGTCCCATCAATTGAAAAACTCTAAGAATTTCTTCATCGTCGTCAACGTCAGTAAGGTCAATGGTATCTTCTTCGTCGTCCATATCGTCGTCGTCCATATCTTCCATATCCTCGTCGTCCATATCGTCTTCGTCGTCCATACCCATATCAATGTTATCCATATCTGTATCGTCACCTTCTTCGTCAGATTCTTCATCACCAAATTCAATATCGGCGATATCATCTGAACCTTCCGGTTCTTCAACATCAATGTCAGTGTTAATCTCATCATCATCTTGTTCAGTTAGAGATTCTTTTACTAGTTCTTTGATTTCTTGCGACATTGTCGAAGCAAGTATTCCTTTTGCATTTTCAGCTACCGCCTCTTCCAAATTTTTCATTTGGATGATAGCTTCTTCAACTAAAGATTTTTCTTTTGCCATTTGTGTTTACGTTATTTTAATATATAAATATCTCCCATTATGAAAAAAGTTTAATTTTCACTAATTTCATAACAGGTTTTTATTATTACCATAAATATTACCAAAAAAATAAAAGCACAAAAAAAGGAGACGTTTCTGTCTCCTTAATTAATTATTGAATATAAATCTTATTCTATCACTTCATCAATTTTACTTTCAACAATTGCTGTGATTCTCCACTCCATAGTGTAGTTTTCAAAAATCTTAGTAACTTTTGCCTCTACATCTGTAGGGTTGTAACCACTAACTAATTTTTCTTCTCTTTTAACTTTAACTTTACCTGACTCGTTATCCACGGTTTCTACGGCAATTTTTGCAATGAAATACTTTTCGTCCATACTTTTTTTTAATTTAGATTAATATCCTAAATAATCGTTTAATTTTTTCATTAAGTCAAGAGATTTGTTACCATTATCCCCAACTTGTCTCTCAACTTTCATTTTATTTTCTTCTTCAAGGTTTTCTTCATAGTTGAATCTATCCTCAGGATTTTGGAAAAGGTATGCTCCCGGAGTTGAGGGTGATGATACTAAGTCAAAACAAATTAACTCAAAGTCATCTTGTACTTCATTTTGTTCACCTACTTTTTTCAAAGACCCGACACCTCTTGATGAGATACCTAATGTCACACCTTGTCTTAGATAGTTTGCTGCTAAGTCACCTTTGGTTGAACAAACCCCACTTTCGTGGAATCCCGGAGATGTAAGTAATTTAATCTTTCCCATCAATACATTTCCTTCCCACCATACTTCGGTGATAGCGTGAGATACTCTATCTAAATCAATTAAAGACGATTCCGGGTGATTTAACTCAGAAAGAGCAATTCCCTTATTAATCATTTTTTTATAATTGTCAGCCTCTCTTTTTAATATACGTTCCGGATATATTCTACCGTTTCTATTTGGTGTATTATATTTTTGTAAAACCGCATAGAATTCAAATGGTTTTGAATGGTCTAACATTCCTTTTGATTCTTTAATGATTTCGACATTACGACCTTCTGTGGGATTAATATACCCCGCATCGTATTCAACTAATATACCTTTACCAACTTCAGTTGGGTTTAATATTTTCAAATTCATCTTAAATGTTTTATTTATAAATATTAAACATTCTCAAATTGTGTCATTTCTTTGGTATATTTGGATTTTTTGGTTAAATAAAAATTAAAAAATTCATTGTCGTTAAAATTATCTGTAAAAATTTTTGATGTAATATCTATCAACGAGTTTTTAATTTCATTATCTTTGAAATCTAAATTTGGTTGGATGATGTAAAAATTGATTTCTAAATTCATAAATGATTTCTTTCCGTATTTTAGACCACTCGACCTTAAATCTAAATCAACAATAAATTTAGTGTCAAATATTTTTTCGTTTAATGAATCATATATGGAATGTTTTATGGCTCTGCTCAGATTGAGAACTGTCCGGGTCCATTTATCACAGTCGATAATTGGTTCCACCCAAGTTTGGATGTTTAAGTAAAGTGATTTTAATTCTACGGAGTCTACTGTACCATAGATAATCTTAGCGGTTTTGAATCCGGTAATGTTAGAGGTTTTCCCCTTTTTCATTCAATTTCATAATTTCCTGTTTATTTTCAATAAAAATAGGGGAAATATTTGTGGTAGTCAAAACTTTTTTGTAGGAAGAAGATATATGTTATTATATGTTAATAGTAAAATTAGATAAAAACACGACCATTGAGAAGGCTTTGAAACTTTATAAAAGTAAAGTTATCAAAACACGACAAAGTTCTGAGTTGGTAAAAAGAAAAGAATTCAAGAAACCGTCTGTGATAAAAAGAGCGGAGATTTCCAAAGCAATCCACGTTCAAAAAAAGTTTTATTCAGATAACGATTAAAGATTTTCGTTCAATCCTTTTAACTTAAAATAAGATAATTTGTCAAACTTCTCAGAAAGTACCTTAGATAAGGTCTCATCAATTCTGCTCTTTACTGAGTTATCATCTGACGATTCTTTCATATTGTTTAATTTCTCAACAACATTCTCTTTTAGAGAATTATATTTTTCAGTTAATGTAGAGTCATCTTCAGATAATAAACTAATCAGTTCTTTTTTATCTGACTCGTTTAGTCCATCAATGTAGTTTTTAATAGTTTTGTTAGCAACACTTACCATAGTACTTAACGGTAATTCAATACTTTTTGTTGTAGTTGTAGTAATTGGTAATTTTCTAAGTGTTTCAGAAATAATTTTTTTACTTTTAATTCTTGATTCGATAGTTAAAACGTCGCTAGTGAATAAATCATCAATTTTAGAATAAGAATTTTCCACGGTAGAATTTTTAACCCACTCGTTTAATTCTTTAAGTTCAGATTTAGTTATTTTTGAAATTGATTTTTCATATAACTTAACAGACTCATTAATGAATTCGTTTACATACGATTCATTTAATCCTTTTGGTGAACTCAACTCATCGTAAAGATAAAATATTTTTGCAACATTTTTATTCTCAATAACAAGTTTTTTGAATGTTTTTAATTCATTCTTGAATGTGTTGTTTTTGTATGATTCCAATAACACATTTTCTATTTTTGATTTTAATATACCGAATTTCATAATTTGTTTTTTAATATAAATATCAATCTTTTAGAAGTTTTCCTAGTTGGTGTTCAATTTCCCCTAAAGAATTTTTTCCTTTGGATAAATCAATGTATGATTCTTCCTCAATCATTGACCCTCTTTCGACTAATATCTTTAGGTTATCTCTTTGAAATGATTCAGGAACAGTTTCTTCTTCAGGTGCCGGTGCTCCGGCTGCCGGTACCTCTTCAGGTGCTCCACCCGGTTCAGGTGCTCCTCCTAATTCAGGCCCTCCGCCAGGTTCTCCACCCAATTCAGGTCCACCACCGAAGTCTCCTCCACCACCTAAGCTAGAGAAACTTCCTCCACCACCTCCACCACCTTCGGCAGGTGCGGGTGCTCCTGCTGTTGTTCCGGATGCAGGGTTTCCGTATAATTTGTCAATATTATCAAAGATACCTGTGTGAGTAATAATTGTTGCGGTATTAGTTAATTCAGCACCAACGGCCTTCTCAATTCTTTGTTGTTGTAAATCTAATTTGATTTCCTCATCAGAGAACCCTAATACGTGTTTCTTAGCCCACGATACTGATACCGGAGCAATACCTTCAATCGCAGTAACTGCGTCTTTATATAATAATATTTTTTCTTTCCAAAGGTCAACTTTTAATAAGTCAGCCTGAGAAGATGGGTTTGTTAGTCCTAATGTAAAGTTTGATAATTCATCTTCAAACCCTAATAAGAATAAATGAATAATTGCAATTTTATTTAATTCAGCAACCATACATTTTTGTATTCTGTTAATTGTTCTTGCAAAACGAATATCCATTAATGATAAGTTTTTACCATCACCGGTTGTTTCTTCAAATCCTAAAAACGCTTTAGGAACACGAAGAGCGGTTAATAATTTCTTTTGGATATATTCGATATCGGCAATCTCAGCTAAGTTCTGAGCTCCCGGTAATGTATCAATTGGTGATGCTGCGGCAGGGTCACGAACCGGAATGAAGTAATCTTGGTCAACAGCCATTTGATTAAATCTCATATCCACGTTACCTGTTTTACCATCAACAACTTGGTCTCTTTTGAATTTGTTTGCAACACGTTGTACATACGCCTCAACATCTTTGTCATCCATATTACCAACGAATACTTTGAATACACGTCTTTCCGGTGCTCTTGAAGTTCTATAAATCAACATCGCATCCTCAGATAATAATAACTGTTTCCAAATACGTCTTGCTTTTTCCAACATAGAAGTACCATAAGGAAGTTTTCTATCATCACCTAATAAACGGAAATGGGCAATCTCCCAAGAGTTGAACTCCATATCTTTAACTTTCCATTTGAAACGTAAAC